TCATTTGGATGCTCCTTGTTGTTGCTCAAGGTACGCATGTCCAACAACTCCTAACCGTTCTTTTGCCTGTTCTGCCAGTTGCAGCATTTCTTTGAGATACTCAACACAATTGGCTGAGCAATCGAGTAAGTTTAAAAATACCTCGGCCTCTTGCTCACTTTGTAATGTAGATTCCAAGAGTTCATCAAATGATCTTGTGAGTGTCGCCAATGTCATACGGCGCATTATGCCGACCTCATCGGTTTCATATGCCTGGATTTCTTCAAAGCTTAATAATGCAGTGAAGTTGATATTGTTCTGTAGTTGAGTCATACTATTCATCGTTGATATTCCTTAATGTTGACAATCCAAAGCCCTTTGTTTTCGACGACTCAAGGGCTTTTTTATTGCCTGAATTAAACATGGTTGTTACCTAATAGTTTGGAAAGTCGGGTTAAGCCTTTTGGGGTGACTCTCACCTGCTCTGTGATTTTGTTTGAACCATCACCACGCGTTACTTCTGTCACTTTATGTTCTAAAAAGCCCGCCTGTACTTTGTCTTGATAACCGACATAGTGAGCTGAACCAGTACGCTTATAGATCCACTGCTTTTGAGACAGAAAAGAAATAAAATCTTTAGGACGCATTTGTAAGGCTTTAGCTGCATCAGTTAAACATAGACTTCCATTTGCAGTTGCAATTCGATCAAAAGCATCAATAGTCGGCTGCATGACTTCAACTTTATGCTCCAGTTCAACCATTTTTTCGGAGTACCCAAGTAATAACCCACGTAAAATATTTGGGTCAGACAGTGCCTGCATAGGATCAACAGGTTTTGCAACTTGGGCTTCAAGCTCTTGCCAACGGTCTACCAAACGAGCCGTGAATTCAGGGCAAAGTTGAGCAACTACGATAATGCTGTCTCGTTTGCCTTGTTCGCCAGTGAATTTGTATACAGTAGTGTTCTGCTTACGCCCGATTGAGTTTAAAAATGACGTTTCCACCATTGGGGGAAGCGTTATAACCCCTTTTTCTGCAAGACGTTCAATAGATTGTTTTACTTTATCAGGACGTGATTGAACCAATTCGGAAATTTCTAAACTATTGATAGATTGTGTTTGCAAAGGTGCAATTGCATTCATGTTCTTACTTCCTTACTTTGATTAACCAGTAACTCAACTGCTTTATTTATTAAATAATTCATTGAGCGTTCTTCTTGTTGCCCTTTCGCTTTTAACTTTTGATGTAGCTCAATGTTGAGGCGAACTTTTACGTCTACTGTCTTTACTTTTTTCATTATTGCTCCAATTTAGAACCACCGTGGTTCATATGAATTAAATTTAAACCACCGTGGTTCTATTGTCAATACCACCGTGATCTATAAAATAAGATTAATTTTTTATGGTTTATCCCTATGAGCAGAGAAGATCCACAGTTAAAAGTACGCCTTCCCCAAGAGCTAAAAGACAAAATTACTGAATCTGCTTCGAATTTAGGTAGATCCATTAACGCTGATGTGGTTGCTAGACTCGAAGAATCATTTCAAAGTTTTACATCAAATAAAATTGATTTTGCACATGGATATCTAATTGCTTTTCTACGTGCTCAAGCCGCTATTTATCACGCTGCAATTATGGACTTAGGCAACGCATTTCAAAAAGAACCATTCCCAGATCTACTGCATGAACAGACTAGATATAAAATTCTATTCAATGAGATCAATAAATTAATAAAAAGCCTTGAAGAAAAATTGTTGCCTTTTGATAGTGCAGATAATAAAGATGCGATTTTAGAATTATTAAATAATCCTAAAAATCTAGAAGAATAAGTTACATTCATAGAAAAAGCCTCATCGTGGGTGATGAGGCTAGTATGGGTTTGTTTTTCAAAGCTTAAAAGGAAATTGAACTATTTCTTAAATTCCGAAGTAATTAATAACCAAAATTTTCCGGAAATATTTTACTTAACTTTTTTCCATATTTTTTACATCTTCATAAGCTAAATAGCTTAGAGCATCTATAATACTAAGCTCGGTAACATCATCCGCACCATCAAACACCATTTGATCTAATATCTTTCTTCTGATGGGTTCTACGCTTTTTCTTAATGTATCCTCACCATACTCACCTTTCTTATATAAAACTGAGCAGATTATGGCATTTGTTATTTTTATATTTTCAGCTAACTCAAGAATTTTTAAATCCATATATGGCAATAGCTTATATGATGCCCAATTTAATAAATCTTTTTTAGATAAAGATTTGTTTTTTTCATTAAATCCGAGTTTTTCTCTAATTTGAGCCAATATTTTTTTAAACTCTCCAAATATAACGTGATCTGGATAATAAGGATTTATAGTAATTGGATAATCATATTGTTTCACATGAAATTTAAAGTGAGACTTCAAAATATCCATAACTGGGGAAAATGGCTTATCTTCTCCTGTATATTTTAATTTTATTCCACTATTTTTAATCATTAGTTGGATACTTTCAAACTCATCTTCATACAATTCATTCACAGGTAAATGCTTGTACATAAAATTATAATGATCAGAACTTGAAATCTCTAAATCTATTATTTCATTATTATCTTTTTTATATTTTACAAACAAATCCAAACTCAAAGGCTTTTCTAAATGAGATGCAACTATTAAGGTCATTGCTTCTTGTTCTTCTGTATCTGTTAATTTATTCGTCCCGATCCAATTAGAAAGACCATTTTCTAAAATATCATGTAATAAGAATCTAGACTGTATCAAGAAAAACCACTCAAAAGCAGATAGCTTGTCCATATCATTGTACTTATTGATATCGAAAACTTTTGGTAAATCATCCGTATTTTTTATTAGCTTTCTCAAAGTGATTGAACTCGACAATATGACTCGTAAAACTATACCCCAACTTGCCCGACTTGTGGGGTAGAATTTAAGGGTAAGGTGTTGTATTGTTTGGGGGATTTTCTAGGTAAAAGAAAACCCACCGAAGTGGGTCTAACCAAAATACTAAGACTTAATGAACAAACGTATAACAGCGACCATCTACCATGTAAAAATTGTCATAATAATATCTCTCAAAACCCTGATACCAGCTTGAATTTCATGAGATATCTATAGATCCAAAATTTTTAATTCATCTCTTGATTCTCGCATTTAGTATCAATTAACTGATCTAAAGGAACAAGACCGCATTTTTCGTTACCAACCCAGTAAGCATGTTTCCAAAAATGATATTCATCAAATTCACCATGCTTTTGAGGACCAGCGCCAAAACCAAACTTTGTTAAATGAACCTGATTTTTCACCGAATCAGGGAATATGGTATCAGCTGCTCTTACCATATTAAACCATCCACCAGACGTTCGATCTGTAAAAGATTTAATCGTAGTTAAATACGTGTCAATCCAAATAAGCAGGCTACCTCTTGGTACTGAATCGAATGCAGTTGATTCAGAAAGTTCTCTATATGGATCTAAAGACAAGTTATAAAATTGTACGCTTTGATTTTTTCTTAAAATAGGTACTACATTACTCTCAACATCTTTAAGTGATGCTGCAGCCCCCATGTAAACAATATTTTTATAGTTTAAGTTTGGTTTCCTCATCAGAATATTATTCGCTACCATAGTACCCATACTATGCCCAATAAGGGTAACTTCAGGTTTAGATGAATCTCTATCGACTTTATCCAAAAATTTTTCTAAAGCAGTTTTTGCATCTCGCTTTCTGATAAAAGCAGAGTCTTTAGTAATTAATAATTCAGTTCTACGAGAGAGTGAATCCCATGTGCCATGACCAAAGCCATCAACCAAAGGTGCCGTTACAAACTTAATCGGGTTCGCAAGGGATGATATATTTTTAAAATTCAATCCTCTTGTTTCACCCGTTGTATGAATATGTAGTTTTTCACTTTCGGGCATCATCTCAAGATTTGCCCTATTAGTGTAATACGCTTTTTCTTCTTTACTCTCAATGCGAATAGGTACTGAGGATTGAGCTAAAAGAGCTTCTGTCGTTGCTCTTGGCGCATGTGCTACGCTACGAGCTGTATCCTCTATAAAAATAAATGGAGATGTTAAAGGCCCTAATACAGGTCTTCTTTCTCCACCTCTTATAAAAAATAAGTGATCAAGATAATTAGTATAAGGACCTGCCTGCCACCCGACTAAGACGATGTAATTTTCTTCATCATCATAATTACTCAAAATTTGGTTCGCTTTTCCAGTAGCATTTTGAAAAGTATTTAATCCTCCATGAATGAACATCGTGATTTTAGGTTTACCTGATTTTTGATAATCTTCAAATATATTGTTAACATATAAATTGACATCTTTGATCACTTTTTTTGAATATGGATCAATTAAATCTCCATTTTTATTAATATATATCAAGTGGCTTTTAAGCTTATCCTTATCAACTTTAGAGTATTTATTTTTATCAATCGGGATAGACGAACAAGCACCCAACAATAAAAATAATGTGAATAGTAAAATAATTTTCATATTTCTCCCCCGATTATAAATGTTATTTAATAGTAGCCTTGCTTCTAATATCTAAAATATTCATATATTAAAGAAGGGTAAAAGGCATAACTTATAAATTATGCTTAAATATTTATATTGTCTATAGCTATGATTTTATTTATTAAATCTTACCTAATATCTATATTTATCTAACCTCATATTCGGGCCAATTATTTATCAATTTCTATATAATTGGGTAAACAATGTCAAATCTAGTAAACTTAATCCTTGGATTTAAGTCGTGGGGGATAAAGTGGAGAATCATGAAATTATTCTTCAAGATGAACATCACCAACAGTTTAAGATTGTCAAGGTTCAAGATGTTCGTTTTGATGAGGTAACAATCGCGAATACCCACCAATGGTTATGGGTATATGACCATAGTGCCGAGTTTTTCCCGTTCGAGTTATGGGATCAGCTTGATAATGCAAGTGTTCATCAAAAGATCAAATTGGGTAATCAAGTTTTTAAAGTTATTAAGATTTTAACCAAAAAAACTAAAATTAGGTATTCATGAACTGACTAGGTGAGTGTGTGAATTGTTTGATACATTTTTAAAATATGAATGATTAAAAACACTTCATTATTTAAATTCAGCCTACTAATCTTGATTGTATAGATGTAAGAAAAATTTTATCAAAATTGCCAATCACATCTAATTCCAACCCATTAGAATAAAGTTTTCCTTCACAACTTGTTCACATTACAATCAACGTATAATTCATAAATATTTGAATAAAATCATCTTATATTATTCTGCACACTTCTTCTTACATCTAAAAGATCGACAACTCAACACTTTTACATGAACATCTTACCAATTCTAAATAAGAAGGAATTTATATGATTTCATGGCTATTTGTTAGTTTAGTGATCACAATTTTGTTAACGCCAGGGCCTACTAATACGCTCCTAGCCTCTTCAGGTATTGAATCTGGAATTCGTAAATCTCTTAAACTGATTCCAGCCGAAGCATTCGGTTATCTTATTGCAATCTCAGTTTGGGGATTTTTAATTGATTCGATTGCAGATAAGTTCCCAGTGATTCCGCCAATCATGAAATTACTGAGTGCAACTTACATTATTTTTTTAGCTCTCAAGCTTTGGAAGACATCTACCATTGATGCAGACTTAAATCAGCCGTCTATCACTGTTAAGGCTTTATTCTGTGCAACTTTACTTAATCCTAAAGCATTGCTATTTGCTTCAGCTATCTTCCCTGCAGCAAGTTGGACATCATCACATAGTTATTTGATGCACATGGGTACATTTCTAAGCCTAATTCTCCCTATTGCAACTTTCTGGATTTTCATTGGTTCGGTTTTAGTTTCTAATCGTATTTCTTGGCTAAATCAGAAAAACCTTAAACGTACTGCTTCAATTGTACTCATTAGTTTCTCGATGCCATTAAGCTATTCAGCTCTTACTTCATTTTAAAATTTATAAGCCCTCACTATGAACTGCACCCCGAAAGTTGGACACTTAGTCTAATTTAAAGGGTGCTTTTCCTTAAGCTTCACTCACTTTAACTGCAGTCACACCAGAAAGTACAGGCAGATCATAACGATGCTGTGCAGGCTGAGAAGTTTGGCCATACCACATAAATGCCTCAAAATCTGACTCGGCATAGAGCGCAAAGCAAACCATGTCTGACTGGTTCCCTCCCAGACATACCAGTTTACCTGTTCTTTGATCACGCCCCACCACAAAACAAACATGACCACCGCCCTGTCTGGTTTTTACTGCTACACAACCATAGGCAGGTTTTTTAAGTTTGGTACCATACGCGATATCGATATAAGCAAGTGCTCGGAACCAGTTTTTTGGGTATTTCACACCAGCGGTCTGTAAACAATGCGCGACAAATGTGCCACACCACGGCGTTTCATCGTCTGTCCACCATGCCTTCAATGCTTTCAGCCAACCCACGATCGTTAAGTTATGTTTTGGGCCTTTGATTTCTCTCAGACCAATATGCTTGCGAGCTTCCGCAATCCAGCCTAATTCAGGAAATTGACTCATTTTACTTTTCTCCAGATAAAAAAAAGCCCACAGAAAGTGAGCACGAGATAATTTTGTGATTATTTGAAGATCGACCTGAATGTTTCCCTGACTTCGAGAACAATTTCAGCAAGTGATTTACCCTTCATTAACTGCACGGCTTGATAAACAATACCGATACAGAGCATGCCGAATACCGCAAAGATCAGCATGACAAAGCCTTGGGCCATATGGGAGTACATGCCCAGCTCGTAGTATTCGATGAAAGCAGATCCACCGTACAGACTGATTGAAACGCTAAAGGCGAACTTCATAATCACACCTGGTGTAATCTTGATTCTTCCTTGTGTATCAATATCGCCAGAAAGGGTTAATGCAAAAATGGCCCCAACGATTGCAGCAAGAATTTTTAAAAGCCATGGTAGGCTTTTAAGTGAAATCGGATCATTCATATAATTTGTTCCCATGTTTATCTCCTTTTTCAAGGCAATAAAAAACCGCCAGTATTGGCGGCTTCGTTGTTGAAGTACTGCTAATCGCTTGTTGTAACGTTAATCTGATTTGAATAGTTCCACGTTGCCTGTTTCCATTTGTCACGTGCAGCCACACGAATATAGTAGTTGGTCGTTGTATCCAGTCCTGTAATCGTCGTTGCTGTTTCAGCTCCAGACCATTTTGGCTGAATAGTCTCAGGATTAAAGCCAGCAGTCTTACTCAGCCAGATTGCGTAATCTTTCAGATCAGGTGCATCCGAAGGATCCCAATTTACTGTGATTGAATTTGCTCCTGCAGAAGCATGGACATTGCTAAGTTGTGCTGGTACGGGATTACTAATATTTAATTCAGTGAAGCTACTCATCTTATCGTTGGCATAAGAAGCCACTCGAATGGTATAAGCGCGTTGAATGCCATCAATGTTAGCCTCTTCAATTGAATATGAATAATCTACGTTCATGGTTTCAACTTCACGAAGCTTCACACCGTTGGACCAGACTTGAACAATGTATTTTGCAGCACCCTGTACCTGCTGCCACTGTATCTTAAATGATGTGCCAATAAATGGAGATTGAAGTGATAAACCTAATACACTCGCCGGTAGTCCACCATTAAGCGTGTATGTATACGCTGCTACTTCATCCAGTCCCTGCTCTTTGGCTTGTAGTCCATTAAAGCTGGTGAATTTTAAGTAGATCGGTTTACCAATTAAGTTTTTATTCAATGTATACCGAAAAATTGCTTTGTCGAGTCGCACAAAGTTTTCACCTGCAGCATGTGCTATCGGATCCTGAAAGCGTCCACGGATTACATTAGATAACTCATACAAATCAGAGCCAAGCAATGTTGCATCAACATAGTTGGCATATTCATCGCCGATCCTGAAAAGTGTTGCATCTGCCTGTGCATCCAGCACTGTGCCTGAGAACATCTGATTATTAGATGTATTCAACTGTACTTTGAGTGCTGTTGAATTAGCATTAATCCCATCTACCAAATTGCCGTATCGTGCTGATCCATAGATTGTGCCAATGCTTTCATAAGTCGCATTATCAAAACTAGCCCATACATTACAACCACCCCAATCCGAACCGCCTGCTACGGCAATCCAAAGCTGATTATCACCATTGGTCAAATCGAGTGGTGGCTCAAATACAACTGGTGCAAACACATCGCCTGGTTCTTCACTCCCCCCTTGATAGCCATCGGCAGACTGTAAGTCATATTCGATTGCTGAGCGTGTACCTACGGCCAACTCTTCTGCAGACACATCCAGATAGCCGTCCGCATCTTCCTCGATTGCAGTGATACGAACAGGAAACTGATTCAATCCCAATGAATGATCAGTCAAAGTCACTATATCCATCGGCTCTAAGCGACAATGATTCCAACCAAGCCGAAATTGATAGGTATTACGAACATACAATAAGCGTTGTAAACGTAGCTGAGCAGCATGACGCGCTATTTTTGGTACGCAAAAGAAATTGAGCTTTACGCTGTCTTCAGTACGTAAGCCAAACATCTCAATATTCGCTTGATCCTTTGCTTCAACCGTTTCTGTATTGTATTGATTATGACGATTCACATACTCGAGCTGAACATGATTAAAAGCATCAGTATCACGACTTCGTTGTACGCGAACAGGTTCATTATCATCCATAAAATCATCATCAGTTAGATGCGCGACGGGCGTTAGATCTGGCATAAAAGTCACGCCATTACCCGTAATTGCAGCATCACCATAGGTTTTGATTTTAAGGCCTTCAACGCTCGGAACGATTGCACAATTCACCGCTTCCACAATCTCATTAATGATTTCATGTGCGGGACGCTGCTCTGTGATTGCAGGGCTAATTAAAAGATTGGCAGCTGCACAGTAAGTTCTGAACTCGGCTAGATTATCAATTTCTATGTCAGGTGCAGCACCATATAATGGATTAGTAATTAGGTCCTGAATGACATCCGCAGGATTCGCATCATGCACCGTTTCTGATAACGTGATATCTGAAACAACTTCAAAGCTATGATTGGCAAGGCTTGCGCTATCACCCATATCATAATTTGAAGCAGCCACAAAAGCGGTAAATGGATAGTTTAATGCTTGATCTGGATGATAGGTCTGTAAATATCCCCATTTGGGATTATTGTCACCGTCAAAGAATTCAAACCCGAGTTGATCAATCGGTGAGAAAGTTATACCGCTTTCAATTTTATCGATAATCTGTTCTTTATCTTTCCAGATTAAACCGATCTTTCTGACTTTATTGGCACACAAACCAAGCATGAGCGATGCAGAGTAGGTATAAGTTGTATTCTGGGTTTTGACTTTGCCGCCTTTACCACCTGACTTGGTTGTCGTTGTATGTGCATTTGCTTTGAAATCTGCATACCAAAACATATTTGCAGAGATACGGTTTTTTCCATATACCAAGTATTGCGGCACGCCATACGCCGAGGTTTGAACACGCATCGAATTGATACGTGTATCTGAAGTGCTGATTGTCGGACTTTTAAATAATCCACTCATTTTTACAGCCCCTTAATACGATAAAACCCGACGATTCGCTGGGCTAAACTTCCTTTTGTGCCATCCGAGAGAATGACACCTTGCTTTAAATAAGCATGCACCATCATGGGCCACTCGGTGATAATGCCCGCATGACTGATACATTTTCCAAAATGATAGAGCACGATATCGCCTGGTTGCGGCTCATCAACTTTGTAGAAGAATTGCTCTACCCAATAGAGATATCGTTGCTCCATCTGGTGAAGGTGCCAATCAGGCGGATAAGGCCGTGGATCGACATAAGGCATCATTCCAAGCTTATGAAACACTTCGAGAATGATCATACCGCAGTCTGTGCCGACACCTTTGACACGACCTTGATGGTGGTATGGTGTACCGAGCCATGTCAGAGCTTCTTGAACAGCAAGTTGATTTTTTTGCATTGAATCACCTTGTTTTGGCAATAAAAAAGCCCAAACTGCGGCTTATGATTAAACAAATGTATGTCTATTCGATTTGATCAAGCTCAGTTTCTTTTGAAGTCACATAGATTAAATATTCTTCTTCACTTACAGTTTCGACTGTATGAATGGTTGATAGCACATTACCGTCTGACACTTCAAAAATACCAATTAAATCACCAGTGTCTTTGTCAGTGACTTTAAGATATTGACCGTTTTCTATTGTGTAATCGCTCATGCCGCTAACCCTCCATCAGTAATTGTCCAGCCATTCGCGATCAAACTTGCACGAGCCGTTGTCGCAGTTGAATTGTATTTTAAATTCGCTGCACCTAAAATTTTTGCAGTTGCACGTGCAGCCCATGCGCTTTGACGAGTTGTACCAACATCAGTCCATAATGCGTTTAAAAATGCACTGTAGTTCGCTGCTGAGATCCCACTGTTATCTAAGAAGTTTGCTAAATTTACGTTGATATTAAACTTCGCGCACCAAACAGATAAGTCTTGATTATATGAAGTCGCGCCATTGAACATATTGCTCATATCCGTGACTTTAGATATGTTCCAGTTGCTAATGTCTTGATTGAACGCTGTCGCCTGCTGAAACATATAAGGCATATTAGTAGCAGATGATACATTCCACATCGATAATGGTTGGTTAAACTTGGAGTTTAACCAGAACACCCCACCGAACTCAGTTCCCTTAGAAACATCCCAATTCGACAATGATTTATTGAATGAGGTCTCTCTGAACACAGACCCGAACGATGTACAGCTTGATAGATTCCAGGTATTCACATCTTGATCAAATAGTGTTGCACCGTAGAATATTCCGTTAATCGATGTCGCTTTAGACATATTCCAGTTTGAAACGGGTTTATTAAATGATTTAGCATTTTTGAACATGCCTGTGAAATCATTCACATTACTAACATTCCAATTGTTTAAGTCTTGATTAAATACCAATGCACTATCGAACATATTTGTCATATTCGAAACGTTAGAAACATTCCAAGACCCAATATCTTGATTGAACGATGTGGCGCCTCTAAACATATTTGTCGTCAAAAAAGCCTTGGACATATTCCAGTTCGACAGCGGTTTATTGAAAGATGTCGCATTCATAAACATCGCAGTAAAATCTGTAGCTGTTGCAACATTCCAAGACCCAATATCTTGATTAAACGATGTGGAACCCGCAAACATTCCATAAAAACTAATAGATTTTGAAACATTCCAATTCAATAGTGGTTTATTAAATGAAGTTGCACCTGAAAAACATTGTCTAAACACGTTTGTGTTCGATACATCCCAGCTACCGATTTCTTGATTGAACTTAATATTATTAAAGAACGTAGCTTGCATATTTGTGACGGGATTAACATTCCATTTCGTCAAATCATATCTAATCTTGCGATTATTTGAGAACATCCCGTTTAGACTGCCCACAAAATATGGCCGACTTGAATAATCGATTAATGCTTCGGTGTCTTCGGTACCGCCTGCAACACAAATATCTCCTACAAAGTATTCCATCGTAATAAATGCGAATGGCTTATTATCATCAACTGTGACTTCTAGATAGATCCATGTTGAATTTGGTAACGTCACTGTTGTTGAATCGATAACTGGAATGACATTCGGTACAGTATTCTGGATTACGCCAGCACTTAATAACCCTGTGAATTTACCCCCCACTATTTTCAAAGGATGACTAGCAATAACAGTAGTTCCATGCATCCAGAACCCAGTTTTGCGATAATCACCGTTTTTGATAACTTTCAGATTAGAGACACCAGCTTGCGGGAATACTCGTTTTGTTGTATCGACACTGTCGGGTGTCGTGATGATAAAGGTTTGGCTCATTTAATTTACTCCTATGCTAACCATTGCGAATCTAGATACGCTATACGTGCAGTGATATATCGATAAATCTGCTCGATGTTCGGGTAATCATTCCCAGTGAAATCTGTAGCTAGGCCCCATTTCGCTTTATCTGCGACATAAACCTCTCGCGGTATATCCTTTGCGACATTTCTATAGGTATTAACCACTTTTTCTGTGGTTAAACTTTTCTCATTTCTGAATTTAGTCCACATGGCTTTGATTTCATTTGAGTAAACTGTTCTAAACGTCTGCCAAATATCTACATTAATTAAAAAACCAGTTTGCGTGGCTCCAGAATTCCTATACCAGTTCAACGTCAGATCCATGTCATACGGTAAGATTGACCAATGCACACCATCCCAGGTAAAGATATTGTAGTTATTACCATCGATATCCCAGTGTCCTGTGAGTTCAGCGAGGATATAGAAAAGCACCCAGTGAGGCAGATTTAAAACAGTTGCATGATTGGCATAATTTGCGGATAAACCTTTGGTGAAATTAAAAAGATTATCTATCGCTGCTTGAACCGTGGGAAATGTCGCTGGAATAGGACCCTGGTCACTATAACCTTTCATCTTCGGAGATTTGATTTCCCATTGCGCATAATTAAATGATGTATTTAATCTCGCTCTATATTCAGCGTTATCTAAAAAAATGTGGTTTAAATCGGCATTATTTAAAGTATAGTTTTCACGTGTTTTTTTCAAACGAAGTGTATATAGACCGTGAAAAGTATCATTCAAATAAATTTCAACGGGAAAGCCATGGGGATAATATTTCGCATCAAAAGTAAATTCTGCTTTATCGCTACGAGTCGTTGATTGCGCATAAACAGAATTATTTATTTTGCAGTACGGATAATCCAGTGTTTCAGCTAAGCTTTTCCAAAATCGGTAACCCGCTTGATCTCGCGTATGTGTCGGATCTCGATAAAACGCTTTCAGATGAAAACTACTTGAAGAGATCATGTCCCCAAACTTGACACCTAATTCCTCGCCATTTGAATTATATAAATCAAATGTATAACCCTTTTTAAAGTCATTTGCAGAGCTTGCCCCTTGCACAAACATCTCTACGTTACATTTGAGATATTGCTCAGTCTCAGTGGGGTTGCAAAATAATACGGTTCCTTTGGTTCCTATTTGCCCAGTGATATCTGTTGGAAAATTCAAAGCTTCGACTTTGAGACGCATATATCCCTGACGCGTAACGTTTACTTTAGTCTTTGTTGTCAATTTAGCTGAGGCATTCTGCTCTAATACACTCAATACCGAGTTGATAGTGTCTACTTGGAGATTTGAACTTGATAAATATGGAATATCAACAGTCCCATCTTTAAAAATCGCAAATAAAATATTCCCTGATAAATCAGAAATTTTTAACAGATACGGATTTGAAATGCCGCTTGAATCTTCTAAACCGAGCTGTAAAGGTGCTTGCGGTGTATTTAATAAATCACTATAGCCTATATTAAAATTACCACTGATCATGCCATCACGACCGATTTTGAGTAGCGTATTTTTAGAAGCATCGGATACGATAAATAGGTTTTCAGGATCTGTAGTAACGTTACCCAACAAGCTCAAGAGAGAAACTAAACTATGATAAGTGGTGTCGGATGGTTTAACAGTATCAGTATATTCTTGTGTTAAATTTAAATGCGTATAGCCCGATCGATCAATTGCTAATAATCGATTGCCAGCATTATCAGTAACAACTAATAAAAATTCTGGATCATTGGTAACGACATTAAAGTATTTTTTAAATAACTGATCTGTGTAGTCTTTTGATTGCTTTACTGAGTCATAAGGACTCTTAGTCAAGCTCGTCGCATCTGCAGTAGCCTTGTAATAATCACCACCATCAGTTTCACTCAAAACTGAAACTTTGGTATTTAAAGCAATATTGGCAATATCTGCATTTGCTGTTGCTAAAGTCGGATAAGTTTTGATGGCACCATTTTGAAAAGATGAAAGTGCATTTTCGACATACACCTGATCAGCTTTAGGCGCTACGGCTTCAACCACTTCTGTTTTTGCAGCAAGCGTCTTGATATGGTCAATTAACTGAGCTTGTGCTTCTTTGTATTGATTTTCAGTCACAGTTGGTGAATTGAACTGACTTGCATCTGGTAAAGTCATTTATCTTATCCTCAAAACAAAAAACCTCGCAAATGCGAGGCTTGGATTCAAAAATATAATTAATTAAACGGCGGTTTCAGGCACTGGCACGAAAGGCTCCCCACGAAACCGTTCAAGATTATTAAAGCGGATACTGCAGGTATCCATGGTCTTATCACAACCAGGATAAACCTTGATGGCTTCACCTATTTCAGGCATTTGTGTCAATGGCAAGGTCAAAAGCAATGATCCATTTTCATGAAGTCGAATCGTACGTTTGAGGCTTGCATTTAAGCCAGCAGTAAATTCCACCACCCCTTGTGTAAAATAGCCTTGAGGTTTGGCAATGGTGCATACAATACGGCTCAAAGTTGAATCATCTTCAACAGTTGCAAATACAGCATGTTCTTCACGATTCAAACTACAGCGTATATCAAACAAAGTGTTTTTACATGAAGGTTGATACAAGTCGCGCGGCATTTGTACGCTCAAAACATCAAGATCAGGCTTGACTGAAAACTGCAACGCTGTACGAGTAAAATCAGGCTCAACAATCAATCCATCAAACAACTTAATCGTACCAGCACTGGTATCAAACGGATGTTCAGGATCCATAAAGACTCTTTCGAGTTTAAATCTTGCGCCATCCAACTGACCGTTGTGAACAGCTTGAAGAAACGGCAAAGAATCGAGCATCACATCATCATTGATACTCACTGTTACGCTTAAGCTATCTAGCTCGATGCCAATTTTATAGCTTAAGCTGTCTCGCTCAATAATAGGCCCGTTGAACAAATATGCTTTTCCATCAACGATTAATGAATAATCATAATTGGTATAGCGATATTCATTACCCTGTATCGTGGTTATTGTATAAAGTTCTGCAATGACAAACTGATTAGATTCAAGCAATGCAGCCATTTTGTCTGATACTTGTCTCATATCTTATTTCCTAGCGAACCAATCATTTCAACTTTAGATGCTTTCCAAAGCTTAGCCATAAAGTGCGTATACTCCTGAGCATCATCTTTAAAACGACATCGATAATAGAATGTACCTGAAATAGTAATTGATTCACCCATTGCTAAAAGCCTATTAAAAACAACACGACCATCATTCGTGATTTGATAAAAGTCGTTTGACCACATCAATCTTTGATCATCGGTGCTCCACATCAGTGTTTGGTCATTTGCATTCCACATCAACACTTTGCCAAGTGATTCTGTATGCAAAATAGGGATCTTTAAATTATAGGCTTGTTTATAAAGCTGGAATGTTGTTGTAGCTCCATCACCTACAAACGTACATTCAAAATTGTGATCTTCAGGCATCTTAAAAAGAAAAGAATCAAATGAACCACGACGCTCAAGAAAGAAACTTTCCAGACGTTGTAACTCTTGTCGTCCTTTACTCTCTCTTAAGAAAGCAAAGGACATGCTGATTTCATATTTTGGTATAGCTTGAAAACTAGCACGAAGTTCTCGGCCGTTTATTGATTGCATAATCTTAGTATTAAATACAGGAGTTTTTCTAAGATCCCACTCTAATCCTGGCAATTCAGGAAACAATACATCTGACATGGTTCCTCCTTATTTACCAAAATTGCGGTTATAACCCTTAAGACTGCCAGCCAATTCACTACCATGTTTTTTTAGGAACCTTTTTACATCTTTAGAATCCCAAGCTTGAATATTGATTTGAGTGATGCCACCATCTCCACTTGCTGCTGCATCGCCACCTACTCCACCGTTGGCCATAGATTTACCCAACGCGCGAATCGTATTGGCATGCTGTTTAGGCAATACCATTTCTTCTTCGTGTAATTGAGTCACTGGATTCATACCTGCAGGAATATCATAACCACCACGGGCAGATTTTACTTTTCCTGCTATTCCTCCCACCAATGCTAATGCAGCAGCGCCCGCACCTACAGCAAGTATTGGACCGATATAAGGAATTGAGACCATGGCTTTAAAGGCACCAGCCATTGCCTCCCATGCATACATCATGATTGTTTTAATAGTCTCACTAGCTTTAATAGCCAAACGAGCTAAAGCACCTGTACTGGTTGCCATGGTTTTTGTAGTTTCCCCCGCGACAACTGCACCTGTTTGAGCTGCTTGGCCTGTTACTTCTGCTGCAGTCTCGGTTTTAATAAAACCTAGTCGTACAGCTAAACGGCGAGCTAAACCAACCATATATTGACGCAAAGGCTCAGTCACCATCTTCTGAATGAAATAGCCCGCCATATCAGTCATGACTGCATTGGTTGCATTTTGCCAAGTGAGGGTGCCATTCATCATCGACTGTATGCCTTTATCCCATAGGCTTGAAATACGGTCAGTAAGTCCACCAAACTTTTTCTCGAAGTCTTTCATCTGGGCTTCAGACATAAGATTAAACGATTGCGTATTGGCAACCTTCTGATCAGTATCCAGATTGGCAATATCATTAGTGATCCGGCTCTGATTACCACTTTTACCAGAGATTGATGAGTATTGCTCCTCAAGTTTTAAACGCTCTTCCAGACCATTACGCTTGATTGCCCGAAGCTGATCTTCAAGCTGCTTCTCCATTTGAACTTTTTGAGCGTTCGAGATTTTATTTGCATCGAACTGCGCTTGAATACTGGCTTTTTCGATATCAAAAATACGTTGAGCCTGTTCAATTGCGTTTGCAATTTCCTGTTCACGGATCTCTTTAATTTTTTCGAACTGTTCTGCACGCAAAGCCTTGATTTTATCGCTGGCCACTTTCTCAGCCTTAACCTTTAACTGAGCCTTTTCAGCATCAGAAATTTTGGCTTTCTCGATATCCTCCAAAGCCTTCTTTAGATCTAGCTGAATTTTTTCCTCTTCAGTGGCGTATTTATAACGAATGTCCGCAATTGCCTTGGCTTCCCGCTCGGCTTCACGTTCTGCATCTGATTTACCTTTCTTCGGTTTTTTCTCCTTTTCGTCTTTTTTACCAGTGCCTATGCCACGATTTGGATTGAAGGTTGGTAAAGGGCTAGGTTTTGGGCTTTCATCTGTTGCATTTGGATCTTTAAGAAAAAGTAACTGAAACTTTTTCCCACCCTTTTCAGACGCACCTGATATATTTTCCCAAGCAGTCTTCCAGGATGTTCCAGCTTTTGATGCAGCATCATTCCATGTTGTTTTAACATCATTGGCACGATTCTTCATTTTATTGGTGTACTGGTCTGTGATCGATCCAATTTTTGCAAGACCATTATTCCAATTGGCTGATGCACCAGAGAAATCAAAGCTCAAGATACTTTTAACTACACTCCCAAATGTCTGAAACTTAATACTTAAAATATCAAGACCATACTGAATGGTATCTCTAAAACCACCGAAGGTATTTAAAGCAGCATTGATTGCAACTGCAATTGCCTGGCATACAGTCGATATCACAGCACGAATTCCTTCAAATGCTATTTTAATTCCAACCTGTAAGCCGACTGCAGTGGCACCGAAACCTTTAAGTACCCCTGATACCAAATCCATAAAACCAATCTGTTTCAGACTGCCGTCACCGATATCAGAAGTTAAATCACTCCAGATATCACCAATCGTGGAAAAAATATCTTTCGCAATTCCAAAAAAACTCTCAAAAATCGTGATAATTGCTGAAAATGATCCATCAACACCATCTTTAGACTTTACTGCAGAGGATAGAAAGTTATCTGCCATGGTCTTAAGACCAGGTGCGAGCTCGGCAATCATTCGACCGACCAAGCCTCTAATTGTGGCGCTGATTAGCCCTAATGACGAATCAAAATCCTTGGTGGCTTGAATGGCTTTATCATCCAGAATCACACCCAGATCATGCGCCTGCTTTGAATACTCCTTCAGCTTTTGGGCGTTGTTTTCAAGTAGTGGCGAAAGAAGCATTGCATCATTCGCAATAGATTCCATATAGAATGTCATCTCAGCTTGCGATACGTTAGCTTTTTTCAGCGTCTCATAATATTTACCGAGAATCTGAGGACCAGATAAGCCCTGAAATTCTTTTGCAGTCACACCAACCTTAGGTGCAATCTTTTCGAAGAAATCTTTCATTTCTCCGCCACCGGTCTGCATGAAGTCACCGAACTTGTCGTTGACATCTTTCATGATATCGCCAAGCTTTTCTTGACTGATACCTACAGATTTCGATGCAAAAGCCCACTCTTGAAATTCAAGTGTTGTTGAATTGGCTAGGCGTGACATATTTTCAAGTTCACGCGCGTTTCTGATTAATTCTCCAGTTAAGGAGCTGATCTGTAAAACCAGTTCACTACCAATATTGGCAAGAAAATTGCCGAGAAAACTTGTGCCTACTCCACTGCCAGAGCCACCACCAGATCCACTGCCTCCTCCACCTCCACCGCCTGAACCCAGTCGATTACGCAAATGATCAACACTTGTTTTTAAGCGGTCCAAAGAGCTGCGCAACATTGTGCTGGTTGCATCAATATTGATAACTGTATTCAGATTAATATTTGAACCATTTAATTGACTCAAGGCACGATTGATCATGGCTTTTGCCTGACTTAACTGCGCTGCCAGCAATGGTAAATTGACTGTAATTCTGATTGCACTTGATAGCGTGGATTGCAACATTGTTGTAATGGTGTTCTTGGCTTGATGCAATTGAGCTTGCAGTGTTGACGTATCAAGACCTAGCTTAATTTTAACTTGCTGACCTGTAATCAAATTCAATCGTCGTTGAATCTCATGAATATCGATATCAAGTTTTACATTTTGAATAGGTAAAGATGACAAGCGAGATCTGATTAGATTCTCTGCATGCTCTATTTCAGAACTCAAAGACGTCGTGTCGATTTTTAACTTGATTGATGCATCATCTACAATATTATTAATTTGGGTTTTAATTGTATTTGCAGCACTGCTCAATCGCTGTTGAACGGCACTCATGTCGATATTTAGACTAACATCGATATTTTTAAGAGAATCACGTACCCCATCAAATGCCGTTTTAATGCTATCTGCAATGCGATTGATGTCATTAGCAGCAGATTGAACGTTATTAGTTGCCTGATTCATACCTTCGGAAAGTGAATCTGTTGAGGCTGTGATCTTTACTTCAACTTCATTTTGGTTAGCCATTAAACTTTTCCTTAGGCATAAAAAAATCGACTATTGAAAGGTCGATTTATTTCAAAGACGGAGTGAATTTTTTATTAAAAAAACCCGCTCATGAGCGGGTTTATTTAGATCAATAATTTGCCTTAATCCTGAGTACTTTGATTAATCAACTTTTGAATTGAATTTGCTGCAATATCATTATAGTAGGTACACTCAGTGTTAATTTCTTGAATGGCAGCATTAAAAGATACTTTATCTTCCTGACCTACATTCGATTCGCTAAGCAAATCCTCATAAACTTTCAACCTTTTTTCGATGGTTATATCTGGATTTTTACTCCAGTAACCTTCCGCGAGTTTATTGTTTATATTGGTATATATGGTAGCTGCTGAATATCTGGAATCATCGTATTGTTTAGGATAAGACCATGGTGTGCCACCCCAGTTACCTGAAATATTATTTGAACCAGCTACACTTAAATACTGGTCAAATGTACTTACTAACTGATTATTAACATATACCTTGGCATCTTGGTTCGTAATCACATAAAAAGGCTGAGAATACGTTATCTTTTCTGATTTAAAACATTTTGAGCCTGAAGGAAATTTTGTTGCTCTGCTTAATGATAAAAAGTCTTTAAATTGCTGGCCGAGCTTTCCTGATTTAAACCAGACGCTATCTGGATATTGCGTAGCTAATAAATTCCAGTAGACAGCAGTTCTCTCGCTGATCAAAACATTATCGAGTGATATCCACTTACCACTTTCCTGAATCTTGAACTGGTTAAGTCCCTTTATAGTATAAGGAGTTTTATTAAATGTGTTTCCATCCTTAGAAACGTAGTTCACTTTATATGTTCTATATCCCAGAGGATAGTTGGTCTGATCATATTCGTATAAACCATCTTTGCTCAATATTGGTCTTTTATACAATTCGACATTATCAGGCTCCAATTTTGCATAATTTGTATACAAAATATCTGAATTTCTTATGTTTTTGATTACTTCAACAAAACCGGTATCAAATTGCACAGATGCCCAGTTGAATTGTGTATAACTATCAAAACTTGAATTATTTATACCTGTTTCAGATGTTGCTACTTGACCACCTGTTTGATCTGATCCTCCGCCCCCACCTCCACAAGCAGTCAATAAACATGCTAAAAATGAAGTCCCCAATGATTTTTTCATAGTTGTATCCGATTTATTTTAAGTTGCTGCTGGACTTTACCCAACTTACAATTTTTTATCAATCAGGGCAGCCTTAACCACCCTGAGGAAAATTCATAAGATCATCCATCATATTGTCATCATCGGATTCAATATCATCAAAACTCGGGCTATCTTCAATCCCCATAAATGCTTCAAGAATCCGGCATAGACGCTGGATACCGACTTCGGCGGGAGGATACTGTTTTTGATAGGCATTCAAGGCGCTTACTCTTGGAAAATCCAATTCGTTAAGAACATAGTCATAGTCTTTACCGAGTGTAAGCACTAAATGCGTATACAGCTCCTCCCAGTTTATTCCCCCGATGACTCACCAGCATCAGCTTTACCGGTAAGGCCCGATACAGACATGACTGCGCCCATCACCTCTTCTAGCTGGTCCATATAGATCATATCGGCTACATCGTCACGAGTAATGTCAGAATAATTGCGCTTAAGAGACTTATGTGCCACATCAATCACTGTACCGACATCATTTGGCTGAAAGCCCTGTAATGCCGGTAAGAGTTTTTCGACTGCACCAAGCGACAACGGCGCGAAAACAAAAGCCTGGCTGTCAATGATAATGGTTGTACCACGCGGGTTTTCTACTTGTTTAAATTGCATGTGTGTTACTCCGAAGTGGTCCATTTAAATACTCGGTTTAGGTCATCGGCCATTGGCTGAAATTCAAATTCAGGTAGATCGTAGTCATCCTGCTTCGAGCTAAATGCCAGCTTGTTGCTCACGCAGCGGAAGAACTCCATCCCAAAGAACTTGCCCTTGTAATCGCGCATCAGATCGACAGCAAACTCTGGCGTATACCCCATATCCAGATTTGTCACAGTTCCAGACTTGGCACCCGCCACACTAGTTGAGTACTTAAAGCTGATAAATACCGTTTTGTTGGCATCGGCAGTGGCAAACGTATATACGCCAGTTATTTCATTGACGCTGTACTGACCTGCTACCGGTGCGCTGGCCACACGCTTGAGCGGGATTGCCTTACCGTCGGTGACGCCCAGATCTTTTTTAAATGTGCCGCTGTTAGGAACAGTAGGCGTTACAGATCCACCAGAAGGAATGACTTCACCATTAATCGTTTGCGTAACGACATCCAGACCACCTTCGGCAATAATCCCACCAAAGAAGATTGAGTTAAGTAACGCACCATTGATACGGCCAAAGGTGGCTTTGCACTTGATAGAGCCTTTACCGCGTGCAGCATCAACCGCAAACTGGCCACGGCCATAAAGCTCTTTTAAATCGTAACTGATATCAACCGATACAGACTGCATTACACCGACTTCAACCGGGGTGGCATTACTGATCGGCTGCCCATAGACATCCTGAATTGGTGTAGCAAAGACTTTGCCTGCACCAAATAAATATTGAGCCATAACGACCTCTTAAAAATGAGAAAACCGCCATGAAAGGCGGCCATAAAGTATTTTAGAAACTATTGGGTGGTTAATATCCGGATTGGGATAATGGCAATGCCTTGGTCATCCAGCATATTTTCAACTGCCTCGTAAACTTCAATCGTTCCATCGATCCAGCAATGCTCAACCAGACCACCAAGCGTCTGGTATTCACATATCTCAGGGAACTCTGACTTGATTGCTAAGCGCAATTTATCAATGTAAAGATTGAGCTGAGTTGAAGGCGGTACGGTGCTATCAGATTCACTGATGTAAAGATAAACCTCGGCAGCCAGTTCAACTTTTGCATTCAGTCCGTGCACAGCCATTTCTTGCTGATTGCCCTGAGTAATAAAGAGCGCTGGACGTTGTTCTGCAGGTACGTTGTTAAAATGCCGTAAACGGCGGCTGATCGTAACCACCCCATTCATCTTGGACTTAAGATGCTCAAATAAAGCGGCATATATTGCTTCACTGTCCATTTAGACCTCGCTCAATTGCTGCATCGATATTTCTTGGAACAATTTTGGCAATCAGATCCAGCGAATCGCGCATGTAGCGCCGTTCTCTTAGATTGACCTTACGTGAATGAGCCTTCACATTGACCTGTGTCGGTGTAATTGATTTGCCAAAGGCCTGCTTGATCATTCTCAGATGAGCCTTGATCTCCACGGAACCGGTTAATCCAAACTCATGCACAAATGCATACGGAACCAAGGCACCGCCCGCGCCAACAGTGCCCTCGATCCAGTCCTTACCCTCTTCAACTCTGGATGAGATTGAGCCACGTAACCGACCTGATTGAACGTTGAGCCGCTGACCAGTCAGCATATCTTCCTGAACAGTGCGCTGTAACTTTAACGTCAAGGCATTAATCGTGCGTCTGATTTCAAACCGGATACGATCATTCATATCGTTAAAATTGACGTTTACATCAACTCGGGTATCGCTCATGGCTCACCTATTCGGCTGTTGCTTTGGTCGTGGACTTCTTTGTTTCTGACTGCTCGATGAAACGCTCGAAACCCAGTGGCTTAAGCATATGAATAATGTCTGTATCGGTCGTGATTAAACCGTTAGATATCTCGAAAGTCTGCCCACCGATTTCAATGGAGGTGGCTTTGTAGCCAGCCGGTGCCTGATATTTAAAAAGCATACGTTTCTCCTAAACCACAAATGCACCAACACTCAATGAATTAGGGTTGGTACCATCTGCAGTGGGAATTGAATTTTTTAGCGCCAGATAACGCTGGCCATAAATGCTCTGGTTATAAAACGTTTCAGTGTTAGAGCGCGAATAACTCACGCTCTGACCTGCAATCGTCATAATTGAAGCATCTGAAAAGCCGTTACCTGACTTGGCTTTGAGTGCAACTTTTAGGATATGTGCTGCATATAGACCCGCAGCACGCTCTTTCAGCTCACCAAATTCAACCGAACTCACCACCAGATCTGCTTCTTCGAGTGCATCTGCAATCTCTGCATCTGGCAAATTTAGCAGTGCTGTGTCGTATTTAAATTTTTGTTTAAATGCTTGCGGGTCCATACATCACCTATTCTTTTGCCTGAGATAGTTTTGCCTGTAATTGCTCCAGGCTTTCATCGTAGCTAAAGGTGATACCTAAACCAGTCAATTCAGACTTTACGGCGGCCAGAGCTGTTTCACCGGCTGCTTTGGCTGCATCCGTTGCAGCATCGTTTTGTTTACCACCTTTACCACCACGGCCAGATTTAGGCGCTGCTTTAGGCTCATCATCGGCGATCTCCTCGACTTCAAGCTCACCGGTTTCAAGCAGATGCTTGGCAAACTTGTTCTTTTGAAGTTGCTTGTGCACATCTTCATCCACCAGTGCCGCAACACCGTTGGAAAAAGTGGCAAGGCCAGAAAAAACAAAAGCGGCATTAGAGCCGCTATAGAGATAAGAATATTTCATGATGATTCAAGCCTTATACATGATCCAGATAACGAAGCGAATCGACACGCTTCAACCAAACACCCTGATACTTGTAGTGACCAGGTACTTTCACATCCAGCCCATCTGGCTGTGCCGCAAGGAAAGACACATCGTCACACTTCATCTGGATACATGAAGGATCACGGCGATAAATAATCGAGCGGTCTGCACCTGCAGTGCCCTTACCATTTGAACGGCCTAAACCACGAATGGTGAGCGGCTTGGACTGTGTGGCAAAGATATTGTTTTCTTCAATAAATTTCAGGAAAGTTTTACCGCCTGAATCTGGTACCACTCGATTCGATAAGCTCGAGTACTGATTCGAAGCCATCAGATATGTATCAGGCTGTACCGAGATATCGCCGTCAAATAGATCTTCTGAATCGGACAAACTGGCATTAAAGTCAGACAGGATCTGTTCAATGGTTGCCGTGGCCCAGTCGTGCTGTGCTGTGACCACCGTGACACCGGTCTGGTTCAGAAAGCCTTTCACTCCCGTCAAGCTGTTGCCATACCATGCAATCTGGCTTAGGTGCTTTTCAGCAGCCAGTCGTGCTGCCTGCACCTTGTCACCTTCGAGCTGAATTCCCATTTGCTGGGCTGCTGCAACTTCCATAATCGAATACTGGTACGAGATGACACCCACCTTAATTGGCAACGAAACCGTATCGTATTCAACTTCAGCGAGCGGTAGATCACCACCTGTACCCGAATAGTCTTTACCAATGCCCACGCCCCATTTACGTGATAGCACTTCACCGCCACCAAATACGCCGTTCACATTGGTGACCGGAATATATTTGGCATAGTCCATGACCTGTTCTAGCTGAGGTGTCATGTTGTTGGTTTCTTCGATTTTAACGAAGAGCTTTGCCAGTGAATCGAGGTTGAATGCATCCCCGATTGTGGCCTGAATCACCTGAGCTACGGGGGTTAAGCGTAGCTTCATTTGTGCAAGTTTACTCATAGCGTGTTATGCCCCACGTAAGCGAACAATGGCATGGCCCTGTTCATTAGAAATTGATTCCCAAGATGCATTGGGTAACTCGGTACCATCGGTCGCACTGGATGAAAGTGAACCTAACGGCGCGTTGGTGGTGCCATTGGACGTTTTTACATAGACCTTGGCATTGATATTGGTAACCGGTGCTGTTGTTTTCACCCAGATCGCACCAATGGTCATGACCGGCGCGACATCAGTGGCTTGGTATGCTTCATTGCCCGCAGATGTTTTACCTGATTTACCCACTCCATGACGCACGATAACGCCAAATCGGGTATTGCTTGCACCTGCAACTGCTGAAACCGTTTTGCCATCGGTGTTGATCACCACGACATCACCGTCATTGACCAGTGTTGCACCAGAGACCGGGATGGAAAGAATGTCCTCAGGACTAACTAGCCGGGCTCGAACGCCTGGCAATGTGTCATATTGTTTGACTGACATGATTCACCGCCTTAAATGGTTTTGTATGCATCGGCTTTGCTATAAGCCTGCTGCTGTTGATTGTTATTACCCTGACCACCTTGACCGTCCTGATCGCCAATATTTTGGCGCTGCTGATGGTCCAGCTCGTCGCCTACAGGATTACTGGCAATCTTGCCTTTTACGGCTGATAACGCACGGAATACGGTATCGATCTGCTCAGGCTTGGCATCACCCACACTGACGCTGCCCAGAACCGCACCCACCAGTGCATCACCGGCTTTGGCTGCAATCACATCACGTTTGATCTGCTCACAACTGCAACCATCCGTTTTAACTGTTGGTACCAAGGCTTTGGCATCGGCAATCACTGTTGCGCGTTCCGCTGCGGCCTGTTCCATTTTTTCAGGGGTCATCTGATTCTTTTCCAGATCACCGACTTTCTGCTTAAGCTGTGCATTTTCCGTCTGCAGGGTGTCTACTACTGCTTGAACCGCTGGCAATTCGTCACCGATGGCAAACTGTTTGTCACCGACTTTTAGTTTTGCGGCTTTCAGGTTTTCAAGCTGCTGTTGTTGTAGCTTTAGGGCATCCGCAAGTGGCTTGTTATCGCCAATATCAAAACGAATCCCGTTTACAATGACTTCCATTGTGTTTTCCTCTTGTGGAGTTGGTTTTTGGTCACCGATGCGGCAATCACCACCGCAGCGACCGTATTTCAACAGCGCGACATGATTGCCATAAAAATTAATAAATTTGGCCTGATACGGCGTGCCATCTTCTGCGACACCAGGTTCAAGCACCAGATTGGCCGCATACCCCAGCGACATTTCGACACGCTCATTGCTCTGGATCAGATCAATACTGGTCTTATCTTTAATCAGCAGATCACCGATTAGATACTCACCTTCCTGCCGGACGTTCTCACAATAGCCAATGTGATACTCCTTCCAGTTAGAGGCGTTAATCTCGTTTTTTGGTGGGTGATAGTCGGTAAGATCCACATCCTGAAAGCTGCTGATGCTTTCGGGTTTAAATAGCTCATCCGCTGGGGTGTAAACGTTAATGACCTGATCTGGCGTATATCCTTCGAGTGAAGGAAACTCATATGCATAGTACTGGCGTACCTGAGGTGCCTTGGCCAGACGTACATTTACACACTTTAAATACCCTTCTTGTGTAAATGAGCGGGATGACTCGCTGGGTGCAAAGTCACCAATCTTGATGTGATAGATAATTTTCATAAATTGGGCTCAATAAAAAACCCACCGTGTGGTGGGTTTTATAGATTTTTGATTTTAAGATATGGACTCATATCTTTTTTGATACGCATCTTCTTGAGATTTTGAAAACTCCAAATTATCTGAAACAAGACCTTCTATAATTGCAAATAGTCTTTTCATATCGCTAAATACTGTGTCGGGCACGTTGTAGACCTTCTTTACATACTCGGCCGTTTTTTCATGATTATTGCGGATAGCATCAATCATGACGGATAGATCTGCCACTTGCTCGTACGCCAAGGCGTAGCCTTCGGATACATCACTGGCGTCGTAAGATTTGACTTGTTCTTTTGGTTGTACCATACTATTCATCGTTAATATTCCTATATTAGCAACTGAAAGCCCTTTGTTTTCGACGACGAGAGGGCTTTTTTATTGCCTGAATTAATCATTATGTAATTCCAAATGAGTTAAATGTGGTTGAACTTTCGTTTTTAGTTCTTCCACTTTCTGTTTTGCTTGTGGCTTATATTGCTTACCAACAATACTCAATGTCCGCCCTGCACTAGATGCAATTTCACTAAACTTATCAAATTCAATAGATGCCTTATTAAATTGATCCATTAATCCAAACACTGCCTGACGCAAAACTTTTTCGCAGTTGATAAAGTAACGGCGAGCTATGCGACCTTGTTCGTTGTTTTCAACCATTGAAAGTTCTTTTGCAACATCAAGAGTTAGCAAATAATCCACACTACGGCGATTACCACCACGCCCTTTTTTGATTTTGGTATTTTCCAAAATCAAAGCAAAGTCTTCATTCTCAATAAATCCATAAGTTTTAATTCGTGACTTAATCCAATTGGCAAACATGTCACCATTTTTAAGCCATTTATGTAGAGTACGAGCATCAACACAAGGTTGAACCTCTCCTCCTATATCTCCATCAATCACAGGGATTAACCCAGAACTTCCTATATCGATAAGTGTGTTCATCTCAAATCTCCTGTTCTTTTTTAAGCTGCTTAATCGCACGGTTCACGATATAAGCCATAGGACGGTCATTTTCTTGGGCTGTCTTTTTAACCCACTCATATAAATCATCAGGAATACGCAATTTGAATTGCTGTCCCTGACGTTTTTTTAACTCTGATTCCATAGTTACCTCATTGGTTTTTAAAAGTACCTCTTAGGTACATTTTATATACTGTACCTCTTGGTGACCATTGTCAAGCACCCAAGAGGTACTTTATTATGTATTTTTAAACTTCTGTGGTATTTAACTGTGAGCGTGAATCAAAGAGACCCCCAATACAAACTACGATGGTCAGAAGAACTACGGGATAAAATTGCTCAATCAGCCAAAGAACACAACCGCTCAATGAATGCGGATATTGTCGCTCGTCTCGAGCAAAGCTTTGATGCTCAAAATCACGATGAAATAATAGGAAAAATTCCAACAGAAAATCTAATGATGGAATTAAGCTATCGCTTTAAAGGTTTCACAATTGCAGTCATGGAAAAACAAGATGATAAAAAATCGCCGTAAGGTGGTGCTTAATCAACCAAAATATCCTCATAATTTGGCAATGCAGTACAACGGCATCGAATGGGTTCACCTGGATGTCCACCTGTAGGTGGATCATCCCATCGAAAGGTTTTACCTTGCTTATGCTGATGATCTTTACGTACCCGTTCATCTTTTGCAGTTTGCCAGACATACGTTTCAACACCCATGGAGAGCTGACGCGCTTTATTGATCTGGCCATTCACCTTACCCATCTGATCAGCAGCAATCAGCCGAGCACGTGAATCTGTGCTTTGTCCTAATTGGGCAATTGCCTTGGCTAGATCTTCATTGGTCTGCCCTGTTTGAAAGGCATTCATCACCAGTGCTTCAAGCTTGTCCACATACTGATTTGGAATAGACTTGATCAGGGCCACGTTTGCCGCAATGTTAGTATCCACAACGTCCTGAATGTCAGAAGCCCGATAAAACGGCGTAAGATCCACACCAATGATCGATTTGGTATGCTCTGCAATCTGGGCATCTACTTCCTTTTGTGAATCTTGCACCACTTTAGTTGCCAGTGGTCGAGAAACCTGCGTGGTGTACTTCACCAGCTTCTCACGAAGTTTGACAAAGATATCTGTAATCCAGCTATCCCCGATATTCTGACCAACAGTGGGCAGTACGATTTCCTTGGTTTGATCCTGACAGTATTTTGAAATAACCAGAAGCTGGCGCGTGTAGTACAGCTCAAGACGGCGATTCACTTTTACAGATCTTGGCTTGGTTGCGTTACGGCCCCGCTTACGCTTATTCGCTTCCTGCAGGTGGGGTTTTAACATCTGGATTATTGTTGTCATCAATACTCACCATAAGTTCCAGTTCCTTGATGTGCTGGTCATCAATCACCGAGTAAACGCCATCAATCACAAGCTGTTTGGCAATCTGAGGCTCAGTCAAAATACCCATATTGAGATACTTCTCATCACGCTCAGCATTAAATTTCTCAACCTCAGCCCGTATCTTTCCATTAAGTTGCCAGAGCGGATTAAAGACCACGTTCAGATCGGGAAACTGGCGACCAAATGTAACCTGACAGATCACGGCGAGAAACTTCATTAAAATAGGTTTAAGGTGCCATTCCTGCTTTGTGGCAATACTGTCGTAATAGTTACGTGTATCGTGCTCACCGGTGGCATTCATACCGGCTGGCGACTGACCAAACAGAATCGTGTAAGGAATTTCAGCAGCACCCGCCGTTTGAATTGAAAACTCACTCATCAAGTCAGGTAGTCCGGCAAAGTTATACGTCTTCGAGTCGTATTCTTCATCTTTGTCGAGTACCAGCATGCCGTTCAGGCTTTTGAGTAAACCCACGCTTAGAAAACGCTCAGCAACTGCCTTCATATCTTCTTTGATTTTATCGACCAGATTTGGCGTCCTGATCACATCAATCTTGGATTCATGGACCAGACTGGCAGAACCTTTTTTCACCGCTGCATGATCAAGCAGATCCTCATAAATTTCCTGTAAAATGCTTTGCGGTTCTTCATTCACCACATCGGCATAGCGGAATGCAATCAGGCGCGTGTAGTGAATCTTCTTCGCTGCTTTCCCGTCATTTAACCGCAGATCATAAAACTCAGGCTGCTTAAGCAATCCATTCGACTCAGATAAAGGTAGATAAGTATTTTTATCTGCTCTCAGATATTTCTTTTTGAGCACAGTGAAGAATTCAAGCCGTCCAGTTCCGAGCTTAGTGATATCCAAGGGTTGATTCAGATTATTACCATCAGTGGTACCCAGCAAAACGTAAGCTTCACCGTATAACCGGGATAGAATCAAACCAGACAGCAAGATGTCATTAAGACGGAATTTCTTGCACGCCTCCTGAAGCTTCTTTAAATCACCATCCTGAATGCCTTCATAAAACCAGCCGGCACGCAGCATGTCGCTTGCTGGGCGGTTCACAATACGTTTTGCCAGCCAGTGCTGATACACGGCTTCAAGCTGATCATCGGGTATATCACGGCGAACAAAGTGCCCATGGGCCGCTTTATCTCTCGATGTGCCAATATTTGACACAAAATTGGTATATGCCCCTGCGTCGCCGATTGCATCGGGCTTTTGAGTCTCAGCCATAATTTTTCCTAATCAAATACAGTCGGCTTTTTGGCCACAGTGTCATTGATTGCGTCAATTGTTGGGTCCCACTGGTCGTCATGATCATGTGTCATATCTGCGGTGATTCCTTCAATTTCTTCAATGTAGTTCAGTAGCCACGGCGCTTCTGCTGGTAGCATGACCATTTGGTCTTCGACATAAAACACCACATCCATGGTCCGCGTAAGCTTGTCAGTGCTTCGCTGGATTGCACGAATCGGTAAGGTGGTTTGTCTGGAAATGGTCTGGATCAGCGTGGTACCTGAGGACTTATCCTCAATGGCCATATAACGCAGCTTGCCGATTTCGGTATTGCTTTCCTTGTGCCTGTTAATAAATAACTTGGCTTGCTTGATCAGTTCCGGTGCTTCCCACTTACCACGCTTCACTTCGATGATGTAAAGCTTGCCGTCATACCCCAAACCACCACACAGGAATACAGAGTAATCGTTATGTTCTTTAGTCTTTTGCGCGGTATCGACCCAGATTGCACGCCATTTGAGTACCGGTAGTTTAATGTATCGTCCGAACCACTCAGCCTTGACCAGATCACCGCCCAGCTTTTTCGGTGCCTGTTGGTACTGACTGCTAAATGTATAACGTGAGACCGTAGCGCCGTCTTTGTCCTGACCACCCTTCTCTAACTGTAGTAAGGATTGAAGTGATTCCTTCAATGGCCAGTAACTTTGACGTCCTTTCTCGTCTCGCTCTACATCTCGCGGTACCTTACGACGTATATGCTCAGGCAGTGTATTGATATAAGCATCATCAATCAGTGCTGGTATCGAGATCTGATGCCAGTTCCCTGGTACATTACCGGTCATCACAAAGTTGGTCGGATCTTCAACGTGTAAACGCTGCATGATCAGGATGATCGGTGTAGATGACTTGGCTTTACGGGAGTTGACCGTATTTAGTATCTTTCGGTTTGCCTTGTTACGTGCCGTTTTACTAAATGCATCCTCAGGCTTGAGCGGATCGTCCAGGATAATCGCACCGGTAAATCCGGTATCAGCCAGTGTGCCAGCACGGCGGCCCGTAACCTGACCACCCATCGAGGCACTGTATACATGCCCCGCTTCATATCCATCTACAGTGGTTTTCCAGCTTGCCTTTGCATCAGTACTGGTCGATATCTTCACAGGCCATAAGCCCTGAAAATCCTCTGACTTTACGATGTTCCGCGCCGTGGATGACACATCCTCAACGAGCGATTGAGAAAATGACAAATACAGAAATCTTGAGCGCTGGTTCCGCGCAATGCCACGTGCAATCAGATTAGTCAGTAACTCGGTTTTACCGCTACCAGGTGGAACGTTAATAACCAGATTATCAATCCGGCCTGCAATCACCTCATCAATCGCCCAGGCGATGTATTCATGATGCCAATTGACTGAAAACTTAAAACCCATGCGGGGCATAAAAAAACGCCGTGTAAAGAACAAATGTTCTTGCTCACATTTCTCACGTTCCAACTGTATTTCAAGCAGGCTAGTACTTACCTTCGAGTTCATTTAACACCTGCCTTATCTGCTCAGGCGTTGCAACAACATGGGTGACTGGTTCGGGATTGAGTGGATCTCCCCCTGCGCCAGTAAGTTGAGTTTTGTTTGTATACTTCCCGCCTACATCCTCTGCCGCTTGCCGCAAAATATTTAAAGCGGCTACCCTGTTTTTACTGTGCTTCTGGTATTGATTTTCTAAGCGCTGTAACCGCACAGCTAAATTTGCGATTGGGATTGTTTCTGGTTTTGCCAGAAAATCTTTACGTGTGGCTTCAAATTCCGCTTTAAATTCAGCGCTCAAATCCTTACCAGCTCGTTTTGTTGGATCATAAGTCTCAACTTGTTGTCTTGTTACATCAGTATTAAATTCTTCCTTGACGAGCACCACTGTTTCTTGAGGTGTGTTAAAGACAGCAAGTGACCGAACAATAAAGAGTTTTTGCTTTTTATTTAGTGTTGCCATTTCTCTCTATCCGTCAAGGTACGTCAAGGTAAATGAGCAAAAAAAAGAGCCCGAAGACTCTACTTAATCAAACACGTCCCACAACTTGCAGCTATATTCTTTTCTGATACAAACGGCGCCTGCTTTGCGACTTCAACAAGACGCTTAATGTCATCACTCGCGCCCCAGCGCTTCACAACGCCAACGAACTCTTCTACGTCGTGGCCCGCCAAGTAATGCTTAGGCAGACCAGTGTGGTCGCTATAGACAATTTCACCGTCTCCATCACGCTCAACACCAATATGATAAAGCTCATGTTCAATCAGAGCACAAAACTCTCGATCAGTCGCTTGCTCGCAAAAGCTGGCATCAATCGTAATGAGATAAACAGGTACAAAGCCAAACCAATCCCGCATCTGTTGTTCTTGCCGTGCCTTTTTCCACCCACCTTGGTTGAACATGACTTTCTCACATTGCCCCAACACCATGCGCTTAGCCCGTGTAAATGCAGATGATGCCCAAGCAAAGGCTAGAAATGTTTCGTCATCGTGAAGTAGCTCAGCGATATGGTCATGATCCGGGTTATGTAGCTCACCGCCCAGCGTTAAGAAATTTGTTATTACCCATTCTTTTAGATCTGGTGCAGCGATCAAACGAATCGCTTCTTCTTCCTCAGCTTGATCAATAAAGTCAGTCTGGGGAAATGGTCTGATCTGGTCCATTGGGCGTCTGCCTTTTTAATCTTTTGAGCCATGAAAAGCCGAAGTTTGATTCGATCTGTAATGGGCCATCTTCATGAATTTTATATATTGGAGCTGATTCTATTCTCACTACGGTGTAACCCATATCGGCAGCAACATCATAACGATCAATGCTCCAAGCTTTGTTTTTAAGCTTACCCTTACGTCCACCAGACCATGGTCCGCCGGATATCTCCACTAAAATCTTGTGTTCAATTAGATGGAAATCAAAACGCCAATGCTTTGTAGATATGAATTGAAATTTCTTCTCGTATTTGATGCCGAGTATTTGTAAGGATTTTTCAAAGTCTTCTTCGGCTTCCTTGTAGCTAATTTTAGCCTTAGGCAGCGGTCTGGTTCTTGGCTTAGTTTTTAACGGCGCTTTTTTAGTTTTGGATTTATATGTGTCTATTTCCATTATTAACCTAAATTTAAAAAACCGTCATTTAGACGGCTTTTCATAACAATGAAACAATTAAGCTTTAATCATGGTTTTTTCCAAAAACATACTCTAAGGTTAAATTCAAACTTCAATAAAAATGCAATAACAATCAAGATAATTCCTACAATAATAAAAACTATATCAAATCGGTAAAACAACAAAGAAAATGAAGATAATGCAAACAATATCAACAAGTAAAAGACAAATATGCCTAAAGTCTCATCCATGTTTTCCCCCAAAAACACTATTAGAAACAGGGTGATAAACTACGCTCGGATTCATGTTAAAACAAGATATTTAGATTATTGTTTTTTGCGAATGATTTACATATGTTAAACTGAAATTCCTGTATCTATTATTAAGAAATTTTTAATATTTTTATTTTCCTTTAACATAAAGATTTTAGAAATATTTGCTACGAAGTCTTCAAGAAAAAACCCCGCTAAATATCGATATTCAGCGGGGTTTCCTCTGCCGTAATCTGTTCGGCTAGTAACTCAAATGTCCTATTGCGAGCGGGATTAAAACAAAAAAAGCCCATCAAATGATGAGCTTTTTTTCAATCTAGCAACTTGCTTAACTGACTTTTCAAATATGCCAAATAGAGATTTCGATCTTCATAATTTGGTATTCCAAAAACCCAGAAAGCATAACTCTTAGATCTAAACTTAAATTTAACATTAACAGTTTTGACTTCGATAATTGCCTTTTCTTTGCGCATCTCCACAAATAGCTTTAAAACTAAGGCAAAAAATTTAAGCTTATTATCTATTTCATATTCCGACGGTTTATATTGCTCCAGTGCTACGGCAAATATTAGCTCACACCACTCATAACCATCTTCATCATCCATTCAGTCTCATTTGATTATTTAAAATAGATAACGGAATTGACTTATAGCACAGTACATACTCTTTAAGTGCTTTTTAGGTCAATATAAAAAATAATCCACTAAATAACAATAAAGCCCGCAATTAGCGAGCTTTAATCATTGGTCATTTACTTACACTTCGACCACTGTAAGGTAAAAATAACACTTGCCTTGATCAAGGTCAAGAGCTATCAGCGTAAAGCCATCTCTGTACTTTTATGCTTTACGGAACGAACACTCAAAGGTTGCTGATGAACACGTTCTCTGGCCTTCCAAAGATCATAACTGGTTTGCATACCTAACCAGAGATCAGCACGTCCACCGTTTTCAACGCCTAACCATTCTTCAATACGTAATGCCATCTCAGGAGAAATTGCGGAAGTCCCATTAAGCACTCGTGACAACGTAACTCTAGATACACCCAATTGATTCGCTGCTTCTGTAACAGTCAAATTAAACGCAGGTAATACATCTTCACGTAAAGTTTCACCAGGATGTGGCGGATTAAACATTTGACCCATGATATACCTCTCTTAATGATAGTCCTGATAGTCAACTAATACAGCATCACCATGATCAAAATAGAACGTTAAACGCCAGTTTCCATTCACTGAAATAGAATAATGACCGTCAACATCCTGCTTTTTAGGGTTTTTCCCCTGTAATAGATGTAAACCCCAACCTGGCAAATTCATATCATCTGGACAAGATGCAACATTAAGCTGATGTAATTGTCTGGCTAATCGGTTTTTATGAGCAGGTTGTATTCCTGCTGTAGAACCAGATTCAAAGAATTTTTTTAATCCTTTATGCCGAAACGATTTAATCATGACTACTTCCTGTCTTTAATTAATTGTATCGTGTAACGTTACAATTTACAAGTAAGTATGTTTAGGAAAATACCGCTACCCAAACCGTGCTGCAAATACTTTCACTTTTCTTAACTCATCAGGCTTCTTAAACAATATACCCAACTTCATTAAATTTTCTTGGGTTAATAAGCGATTGCCACGTATACAGAAATTTTTCAACTCTTTAAGATTGTGCTCATACTCTTTGAGGTCTTTTATTAGTTTCTTAAATAAATCATTTGGCATACCAGCAGGATTTCTTATCTCCCGATGTATACGTTCAAAATAAACCTTTAACTTTTCTGCCTCATGCCATTGAGCAACTAGATCATATTCATCAATAACAGCGAGTGTAACGGTCTTTGTATCCCGTACATATTGCTTTTTACCCCAGCCTTGACTAAATTCTTCATCGATTTCCTTTTCTTGCTCAGTTTTAAACTGTTCTTCTGTAATCAGCCCTTTCGATGTAATTTTAGCTTTGATCATTTGATTCATCCAATAATCAAAAGCATCATTTTGCAGTGCTTTGATTCCCATTTTAATATCAATAAACGTGAACCTACCTGTCTGCTCCAAGACTTCTTCAAATTGCTGTTGAAGCTCAGGTAACTTATCAAAAATTTCTTTTAAAGCCTGATACTGCTCTGCATGGATTCTTTGAGTATTAAACTCTCGTTCTTTATTGGTAAAATCCACACCAAAATTATTTCTTCCACAAACATGTCCAATAACAATTTCAAATCCATTTGTCAGTTTTACAATATAGCCTTTAAGATGCTTTGTTCCGCACTGGGCAATTCCGCATTTAATGCGTTCCTTAAACTGATAGTGTCCAACGAGATCTTTGATCCTAACGCCATTCTCATTTTGAGAAATATGAACAGAATCAATAAAGTTCGGTCTAGATGTTATTTCTTCAAAATTATGGATTAATTTAAATTGTTGAGCCGACATTTTATTACCCTCTTATCAAACCGTACCTTTCACATAACGAATGAATGAATACCGTACATGGAGTGCGGCCAACCCACAGCGAACATCATATTTCGCATCCATCACCGTACGGTTTTCCGTTTTAAGCTCTGCCCATGATCTATCATGGAAATAACGGCTAATGATCACCTGCATCCACTCAAGTGTCGTTTCACTGTCTGTACCATTAATAATATCCAGTACTAAACGTTGTACGGCACGAGCTTCATTATCGTTAATCTGACACGACACTTTGTGACGTATAGCTTGTTGTACTCCTTGAGCATCACAAAGGTAATAAGCAATAAGTTTAGCTCGATCTTTCTTCTTTACACGTACCTTGGCTTTCTTCATTGCAATAGCAATCGGGCTATCGGAATACTGTCCACCACGACAAGAACGTTGCCACGCTCCACATTGGCGTAACCAATCTGGCAAATCATACTTGCTCCAATCCACCGTCTGCATAATGTGCACTGCTGTATTCATCTCATCACCTAATTTGTTTCAAGTTAAATTTTATAAGCGTTATTGTTTTATGGTTCTGCCTGCTCCTCTACCGATCTAAAACGACAAGTTTCGAGATAATCCAGTACTCGAACTGCACCGCGTTTACCGTGTCGGTTTTTCACTACAATCAGCTCTGTGATTCCCATCGGTTTGGTTGAGTCTTCTGGATCGGTTAGGGGGTTAACAAGGATGATCTGGTCTGCATCTTGCTCGATTTGTCCAGATTCTTTGATATCTGATGCTTTAGGACGTTTGCCCTTCTCTGCCTCACGGTTGAGCTGTACCAGTGCAATGACAGGACATTCAAACTCTTTCGCCATGGATTTTAATTCACGGCTGATGGAACTGACTTCCTGAAAGCGATCTTTCTTGCTCGGGTCTCTGAGCAGTTGTAAATAATCCACGATGATGCAGCCCAATTCCTTGTAACGGCGTTTGGCTCGACGTGCATAGGAACGGACCTCACTCAAGGAGGGTTTCTGTTTCGGTTGTATCCAGATCGGCAGTCGCTGATAGGCCGCTTTGGCATCGGCGTAATCTTTCATCAAGCCGTTGTAGAGTTCGGCATTGTGGATGTTGTGGTAAGGAATTAGCCCTAATGCGCTGATCATACGGTTGGCGAGTGTAGACTGGTCCATCTCGGCTGAAATAAACAATACGCCCTTACCAAACGAACTGGCGGTATCCAATGCCAGCATCTGTGCCAAAGTGGATTTACCACTTCCTGGTCGTCCACCGACCACACAGAAATGCCCCTTTTGCACGGTACCCAGTAATTCATCCAGATGCTTTAGATTAAACTTCACACCCGTGAATTGCTGCTTGTCCTTTGCCTCTGCCTTCTCGATCATTTCGGTGAGTGCCATGTCCAGTGCCGCTTCAAAACTCATGCCCTGATCGCTTTGCTCTTGGTTGTCCACCTGACCCAGTATATTTTCAGCTTCAGCAAACACATCAGGTTGAGTCGTGTCTTGTGCCATGCTCGAAATGCGTTGTCCAAGCCACTCAACTTGTCTGTGTGCTTTGAGTTTTTTAAGCTGGGTGATGTAAGGCTCCATGCTATGAAAACTTGATGGTGCTTCAGCCAACATGATTTTGAGATATTGCTCACCGCCCAATACGTGCAATAGATTTTTAGATTTCAGACGTTGCTCGACCATGACGACATCGTAAGGCTGGTTTTCATTGGCCAGTTCCACAATTGCGTTGTAAATCTGCTTGTGTCGTTCAGGGTAAAAACATCCTTCGTCCAGATCTTGTGCAATCAGCTCGTAGGACAGTGCAAAAGTCATCAGTGCCACCAGAACGCATTGTTCCATTGGGATGTTGTGAATATGAGATTCTGGCATCACCATACTCGATCCTCCACGACCTTGTATTTTGAAAGATCAATGCGTTCAGGTTCGGGTGTCTTTGGTATAAAACGAATCTGTTGTGAATACCCAATAAACCGATCCAGATGTACTGCATCACGACAAATCAATTCGATATCCGTGAACTGTCCTTGAACGTGATGATCTGATTTAGAACATCCCATGACTCCGTTCTTGATCTCTTCAACCGAGTAGCCCTCCCTCAGTCGTGTGAGAATTTTTGATTTACGCTTGTTATCGAGTTTGGTTCGATCATTTTTTCCAAACGTGGTTTTCCAAAATTCAAAAATCTCTTGAATCTCATTTTTGAAATTTTGATTGGCTTGCTCAGGCACAGGTTCGTCGTTAGACGGACATATGTTTTTATTTATGGATTCAGGAATCAGATTAAAGGATTCAGGAATCAGGGCGTTTTGGTCTGAGATAGAAACAGTTTCATAACTGTTATTGTCCTGTTTTAACTGTTCCGATTCGGTATCTGTTATCTGTTCTTGATGGGTTTTAACACCGTTAGTATCAATAGAAATCAAAGACTTATTATAAAATTCAGCCAATTGATCTTTATTTAACAGATGTGGCTTACCCACGATAGTTTTGTTTTTAGGGTTACGATCATAGACAGTATAGAGCCCATCCTGGTCTGGTAACTCGCTATCTTTCTCTAATCCGTGTGGCGTCTGATGTTTTACAAAATTTACAATCTGGATAATATCGATACCATCAATGTTGTATAACTCGATAAATCCGTACTTGGAAATGTTGGATAACTGTTCCGAAACGTTTATATCATCCGCAGGGAAAAGTGACATTTTGATCTTTTTCGGTCTGTTCTCTAAACGACCTTCTCGATCTGCTAATGTCCACAAGCCTATAAATAACAATCTAGCTTCACAGGAAAGTTCGACAATATCCTCATTCATAAAGAATGAAGGTTTGATATTACGGGATCTGGCCATTAAAGCTCCCCCTTTGCTTTCATCTTTTTAATCACAGCATCTTCAAAACGCTGAATCAGTCGATATTGGTCATGGTTGCGTTGTAGGTCTTCTACCGCTTCGGCTGCTGACCAACTGGTTTGTTCAAAGTCTTTTTGTACGCCTAAGGCTTGCTCCAGGGCATTACGGGTTTCACGGTAATGATCAATGGCATCACCATAGCGGTCTTCAGCACGTTCTTCTGCTGTACGTTCATATTCGTGATCTTGAAAATTGTACTGTTCATCAAATTCTGTTAAATTATGAGTGTTCATATTGACCTCGCTTAGTGTGGTTAATACGCCGCTTCTTGTTACTGCAAGAGGCGGTTTTTTTATGGGTGTACACATGACTGCACCTGTTGATTCAGTTCAGATAGTGCTTTGTGCATCTCATGGATGACTCTGGCCATATCCAGTGCTTCGCCTTGGGTAATTCGCCCATCGGCCATCATTTCTTTAAACAGTGCTGATATATCGCCCTTCTTGATGCCTATGCATAGGAAGGTATCCATCAGACTGGTATCTCGCTGGCTCTCGGGTATGTCTGGCAGGTCAATTGCCACCTTTCCGAGTCGTGCACACATTTCCTGCAATATCCGATAGTCCCCTGTAATCTCCATCAGCTTGACTGCCTCGAGCAATGTAATGTGATGGGTATGTGTGTTTGGGTTGACCTTGCTATTGAGCACCGCAGGGCTTTTGATGCCTAAACGTGATGCAAGTGCAGATGCACCACCCAGAAAGTCGTGAACGGTGTGATAGGCAGCATCTAATATGTTCATGGCGGGTTCCTTTGAACGTGTTTATTAGATGGGTGCTGACATAAGATTGGATTTATGGTTAGGACGTAATTCAATCCAAATATCTTCGTAATCATCTGGAAATAAATCTTTGCGAGTGCATAGACCTTTATCTTCAGCAATTACAGCTAAGCGGATTTTGCGATCTCTGGGAATTGCTTTCCATCCACTTACGGATGCAGCGGTGATACCTAAAAATCTAGCAACAGCAGTTACACCACCTAAAAGCTCAATAAATTGATCATCAGTCATGTTGATCTCCTAATTTTATTGCCTCAATTATTAGGTATTCCTTATATTTTATCAATAGGAATACCTTATTTATTTTATGTTAGGATTTCCTAATAGACTAGGTAAGATCATGAAAACATTAGCTGAACGACTTAAATATGCGATGGAAATTTTGCCACCTAAGAAAATCAAGGGTGTCGAACTTGCTCGTGTAGTTGGAGTTAAACCACCATCTGTCAGCGATTGGCTTTCAGGTAAATCTAGATCTATGGAAGGTGAAAATTTACTAAGAGCAGCCAAATTTTTAGATGTAAATCCAGTCTGGCTAGCTACTGGTACAGGTAAACCCAAAACCACAACCGAAGATGGTTCTAATTTATTTTTGATAGAAGAACCTAATTCTGTAGAAATTCCAAATCAGGATATTCGTCAATTAGTTGATTCATTGCTGCTTTTAGATTCAAAAGGAAGACTTTCTCCAGAATTAATTAAAGCAATAAGAGCTACTATCGATATATCAATAAACTCATTAAATAACTGAAAATGTGCTTTATCTCTTAATATATTTTGGAGGAATTATGTCTGAAACTGAAGCTATAGCAAAAATGTCAGAGATCTTATCAAATGATATCTTTCCTTATTTCCGTTGGAACTCTATCGGTGCAAAAAATCTTAATTGGGACTGTGTAAAACTTACAGAACATAAAAAAGAAAAGACTAAAACACATCCAGCTGATGTTGTCTTTTGGTATAATGACCCATATACCGACAATACCATTTATATGCATACAGATTTAAAAAGCTACGGGAAAAAAACGATTGCTAGCAAAGATTTTACTTCAGTTTTAAAAAGTTTAGCCCAACAAATAGAGTGTGCAGAAATTAGTGATTCTTGGAAAGAAAAATATTTAAAGGAAAACTCAAATTACATCATCAACGGATTGCTGTTTGTTTACAATCATGATAATGATGCTGATTTATCTCTCATTAATAAGCTTTCTTCTGTGAAAGCTACATCCATTCAATTACCAGTCAGTAAAAATATTTTTGTGTTAGATCCTATTGATATTGGTTGGTTAGTAGATATTGGCAATGGTATAAGTAATTTACTTAGTAAGTCTAAAATAGAAAAAGATTATTGTTTTTTTTATCCACAAAAAACTTTCCAAGGTGTTGATGGTTTTGAGGAAAGTGCAACTATAGAATTATTAAAATCAAATGTAATAATTCTTAAATCTTCAAAAGAAACAAGATCACAACAATTGAAAGTATTCTATCGTGGTCGTGGAGAAACAACTGAAGAATTTCAATATTTATTAGATTATTTTAGACACAATCAATTTCTTGAATATAAAGAAGATACTATAGAAATATTTTTTTCAAAAAATGTTGATAAAAATGCAGCCAACTTATTTGATAAAAGTAGACATGAATACATCGAACGATATACAAAAAATCAGGAAACATTAACTTTTTGTATAAATTCTATCTCGCTTAATGGTTTAGATCATATAGATAAAAGTCAGACATTTAATGAAAATATTATTGGTATGGGGGATTAAGTATGAAATATTTGAAATTTGATAGTCTAGTTATATCTGATCGCGATATTATAGACCTTCTGGATGCTCAAAAAGGAAAAATATCTAAAGAAAAGCTATTAGACTTTTTGCAAGAAAGAGGAATTTTCTGTTCAGAAAATGAAACTCGAAATGCATTACATGAAAGAATTGCTGCTTTGAGTATAGATTGGTTTTTAATTGAAGATATATTAAGTCTAGCAGCATCAAAAGAAAATTTTCAAAAAGTTACTGCTACGAATTTCACCCTACCTAAAGCCGATGCTCTTGAAACCACACTTGAAAATTTAAAATCTCAACTTAGTAATAAGGATTTTATTGTTGATAAATTAAAAAACGGCAATTATGAAATTCAATATAAAGTTGACAAAATTGAAAAAAATAACGCAAGACTAATTCAAAGAACTAGTAAAGATGAAAAAATCTCTATTAACTTGGATGGTGATCAAGCTACTATTGTTAATACAGTAGGCGAAGGAACAGATACCGTAGTCCAAACTTTTTTTAATGAATTAGAACGTAACTCTAAGACAGAAATAAAAAACACTAGCATTAATTTTTCATCTATAATTGATAACACTATAATAAATAAATATTTCCTTGATCTAATAAAAATTGATGCCAAAAAATATAAGGTTATTGATGTAATAAAATTAAAATTAAATAAATTTAACTCTAATGTAAGTGAAGAACTTGAATTAGAAGATGTCGATATTACTGATGAACTTAATTCCGATCCAGATAAACAAAAAGATGAATTAGATAAGGAAGATATTAAATCTGCACTTATATCAGGCTCATCACTATTGGCAAGCAATCTATTTAAGGTACTGTCTAATAAAGGCTATTTTATCAGTAGTATTGCTTGGTTAGTATTAGAAAAGACTGGTGAGAAACGGAAAATTGAGTATAGTTCGGGTTTTACAGATCCAGACAAAAGAGATATTTTTACATTTGAAAGTAAGGGTTTTTTTGAAATCAACTCGGCAACTCAAGATTACAAAAAAAATAGAACCACATGGAAAAGTAATCAGAGGAAAATGATAGAGTTTGCTTTTCAAAAGTATGCCTTTAGTCTTTTTCAAACAGTAATAGAAAAAGTTGATAGTAATGAGGGCTCTAATGAATAAATACAAATTATTTAAATTTGAAAGTTCTTTAAGTTTTCATGAATTAAAAGATCGTCTCGTAGATAATAATAATTATCATGATTCTTCATTTGATTTAAAAACAATCCGCCTTACAGATAAGGAACTTTGCTTTAATTTCGTAGAAAATAAGCTAATGGAGACATATTTATTAGATGTTTATGGTAATCAACAACTTATCAAATATCTTCAAGTTGATAGTTTTGAATTTCAAATTATTCTAAAAGATAAGGATATATTCTTATTAATTATTAATGCACCTAGAAGCTTAAAGATTTTTAAACAAACTATTGCTGAAATATTAGATTATCAAATTTCTATAACTGATATACAAATTAATCCAATCGAATGGATCGAAAGGTTAGAGTTTTCGTCTGAACACTCATTTGAAATTCACTCACTTGAAATTAAAGATATCATTTTTAATTCAAGTACAAATGGTTCTATGACCATAAAAAGTCAAATCGATCTAAGAAAAACCTATGAAAATAATGTTAAATCTAATAATTATAAAATTTGTAAAGCTCTGATTATAAATGATTCCTACTTTAAAGGGCGATTTATTTTAAGTAAGGATGCATCTTTTCAGTTAGATTGCATGAATTCAAAAGCATTAATTGACCTATTATTGATAAATTTATAAATATTTATTAAAAATTAGGTTTACCTATTGACTTAAATATTAGGTATGCCTAATATTTATCTCACAGACAACAAAAAGCACCCCTGCCTTCGAACTCATGGGTGCTTTGCAAAACTGCGAGATAAGTATGAACACAAAATCCAATCGATTCAACTATTCAGCTGTAACACTGCTTACAGCGTGTACGATTGTCGCAGGCATGACACTAGCCTGTCATCCTGCTGCATCACCAGTCGTACCTAGCCACTACACCACTGCCCCAAGCGTTTACGGTGTAAAAGACATCAAACTCACCTCTAAAGATACTGGCATCGCCACCATCCGACTAGATGACTTCATCCTAAAAGCAAACTTCCAGTTTGAAACCCATCCAGACAGCTACGGCGTAGTGGGTTCAGATTTTACAGCGGTCAATATTATCAACCTGTATGACATTGAGATCAGTGACCTCAAAGGTAATAAATACCGTGATTTCACCAATTACGAAGACCATCTCAACATCAATAATTTAATTGCGACATACGTCGAAAATAACAAACTTACAGAGGTATAAGAATATGAACGCGAAATTACCAGTATTGACCATTACAACTGAGCAGCTTAGGAAATTTGAACGAGAGAGAGACAGCATAGTTTTTGATGTTCAAAGTACAAGTGACATTCTCGACCAGATGAGCACACTTTTCAGCCTTATTGCTAAGGCATCAGAAGGAGAGAATCCTTCAATTTACCAAATCAAAAATTTGGCTCGTCTCGGACACTATACGTGCGATGGTTGGTCAGGCGTAATTGAAAGTATCGAAAGTCATATTAAAGAAATTTCCCCACTCAATTCTACAAATATCTAAAACAAATATTAGAAGGAATATCACTATGAACGCTATCGCTAAATTTACTTCAACCAATCCTAATGGTTTGGCTTTATTGAAACAAAATCAGGCATGGCTTGAGGCTTGTTTAGAAAATGAAAATGTTTGCCACTACTTTGCCATTCAAATTAAAGGCAAAGAAAGCTATCCATTTGGAGCAGAAGATCGACCTTTCTTCGATTTAGAGAAAGCTCAAATATACTTAGAACATTTGCAAGCAACCAATCCTAATATTAACTATTTTATTAGCTCAGGCGCATTTGATACTGATGCATTTGATTTTGACGATGAAAATTTACCAATGTGGCATCGAGTATGGCTCAATAAACATCAGTATCGAATTATCAAATTACAGATACTCAAGATGACAGATTCAGAATTATCCCAACTTATTAGCAATTATAATGAAATAAAGATATGGCAAGAAGAGCATAATACGAAAGAAATTTGTCATTGCTATACGGCCCAATCATTTGATGACTCAAATGGAGATATTTCAATTTCTTCTCAGTTTACCACCAATCTTATGACAGCACTTTCAGCAAAAATTTATTTTGAAAAAACAATGTCTAATAGGAATTTCAGAGTCATATGCGGCCTTATGACAACTGAACAAGTAATGGGGATGGATGGTAAAGTGAATGAAGAGTTGCAAGATTTCATCGATCAACACAAGGCCCGCCTGCAATCCCTTAGCAAGGAGTCAGCAGCATGAGCAACCTAATTGACTTTACCCCGATGAAGAAATCCACGGCGACTGAAAAGTTGCCACGGATTAACCTGAATGATCCAGAAGTACGGGCTGAGATTGGTCAGGCAGATCGACTAGTGAGTTATGACATTAACGCCATGAGCATAGAAGAACTACGCGACCATGCACGTTACTTCATTGTCATGCGACATAAAGTCTTGCTCAGTCGATCACAGCAAAGTCGGGCCTTTTCTCAAATTATACGTTTGATGAATGCATTTCTGGAACGTCGCCGCAAGGAAGAACTAGGCAAATACCATACTTCCAACAAACTGGATACTGCAGCGAAAGCAAAATCACAGGTATTTGCAGAGATCATGGACGTGCTGCCTGAAATTGCAGGCTCAACCATGGCAAGAGAGTTCTCATGAGTTTTCGTTACTCATCACGCTACCGCACGCTCATCGTGTTCGGTAGCAAAATGAACCATTGCTTTGACAATGTTAATGCATCTGAGATTAACCAGTTAATCTTGGATGCCAAATTTAAAGAAGCGTGCTGGAGAGGGTAAAACGATCTGGAGCTGCGATATTCTACATGAGTGACCATATTGCTGACCCTCTACGGCCACTCTTGAGAACATTGCAGTATTTGGGGAAATTTTGAAAGGTTAGGTTATGGGTAAATATATATTTGTTGTTGAAGCAGAAAAACCACCTCAGGTGTTTATCAATGAAGTCATTCCAAATATCGGCAAAGTCATTGAAATGAAAGCTGAGGAATTACCCAAGAGAGTTGATGCAGCCTGGCTGCAAGAGCGGTTTTCTATTTCGCGCAAGGCCTTAATAGAAAAGTTGCGGATTTTTAACAAAGGGACCGATACCAAACATTTATACGACCCCAAAGAAGTCATGCCAATTCTCGAAAACTTGCATGTGACCAATAAGCGTGGTGCAAGACGTAAAAATTAAGGGAGCGATTGCTCCCTTTTCTTATTATGAAGCATTCATCATTCTGGCAATATCCGAGGCCGTAGGATTGTAGTATGTATTGATCAGGGTTCTGATATCCCGATGCCCAGTAACCTTGGCCAGAATCTCGACAGGCAGCTTACGTTTGTTTACGAGTCTGGTGATCGCTTCGTGCCGTGTATCATGGAAATGAACCAGATTGTGCAGCTCTGTTTTTCCAACCGCTCTTTGCCAGCACAACCGAAAAGAATTACTGGTATGTGGAATTAATTTAACGCGATCGGCATGAGGTAACAGATCCAGCAGTGCTCTGGCTTCTGTCGAAAGTGGCACATTACGTGAATCACCATTTTTAGTCATTGGCAGATGTATGTAATCGGGGTAAATATTGTTGCAGGTAATGCCGATAATTTCCCCTTTCCTCATGGCGGTTTCAATCGCAAAAAGAAAGGCCCAGGCAACATACTGTCGGGGTGTTTTGGGCGTGGTACCTGCTTTATAGTTGAGAGCCTCAAGTATGGTCTCGATTTCACTCTGACTGATTAATCGATTACGAGCGGGTGGCTTGGCCGGTTTGATCACTTGCGCAAATGGATTCTCTTTGAGCATAAACAGTTCATTTTTTGCATAGTTAAAAACCGAAGTATAAAGACACATCTGCCGGTGCACGGTTCCTGCTGCAACTTCCTGTAGTCGCTTATCTCGCCAGTTTCTTACGTCAATCGCTTCGATGTCATATATTGATTTTTCGGCAAGATCGCCAAAGTACTTTTTAAAGGTTTTGATTTTTAGCTGTTGCTGAATATAAGACTTGCCCCTTTTCTTGCATCCCACCTCGTCATAGTATTTCTGAAAAAGTGCATGGAATGAAAAGTAAGCTTTTCTTTCTATCGATTTCTGGGGATCATATTCCGCTTTCATTTCCAATAAACGAATGGCTGCCCACTGTTCACATTCCCGAGCGGTATCTCTGGTGGCGGTATCACGAAGATTTTTATAACGAACTTGGATTCGCCAAGCATTGCCGCGTTTCACTGGTTTTTGCATAAAATCACCTTGGTGTCGTAGCAGCACCAACGACAAAAACCAAGTAAAAACTTGGTGTCCACTTGGTGCTAAAACGGAAATAATAAGGTGTTTTTGACGCAAATTTTGAGGATTTTGCAC